ATATCAGGCAAGAACTTGTTAGGGTCAAAAGAATAAGCGTTAGACGAAGAAGATTGATACCCTGTAATATATTTGGGAGTATCTTGGGGGTCAATCCAACTACCGTTTTTGAATTGTGGGTTAGCGTCGATATACGACTGGGGAACCCCGGCTGCTAGGATTGCTGCTAACTGTGCATTTTGAGTATTTGTGTCTCCCATATATTTAATTTAGGTTTACCCAGCTTCCGCTAACATAAGCCTGTATTTTATTTAAAGTTGTGTTTAATATAATTAGTCCTTCAGTTAATTCTAGGTCGTCTCTTTCAGCTGTCGTGAATGAAGGTAATGCAAACGTCAAAGCATCTGTTCCTAGTTTAGGTTTTCCGAGGTTCTGAATTCTATTTCCTCTCATATTTGCATAAGAGAATTTTAATGTATCTGCTTTAGCCATTATGCTGTGCGCCTCCAAAGTGCTGCCACTTCGAAGGGTTGTAAATTGTTATGCGCTCCTCCACCTCCAGTTGCGTCAGTAGTCGAAGAAGCAGCAGTAAGAAATCTTCCTGCTGAAGTAGGACTTTGGTCAGGTGAGCCGCTTTGTCTAGCAGTGAAGGTATGTGTATGGGACGGCATTTCTGCTTCTAATAATGTATGTGTCTTTGCTCCACCTGTCTTTAGTAAAGTATCAAATTCAGTCTGTGTACCATCTAAACCGACGATTGCTTTACCAGCGACAGCCACCCAAGTTCCGAACCCTAAAAGGGTGGCAGGGTTTGTAGATACAGCACCATTGGCGTAATAAGAACCGACTGGAAATAGAGCAGTCTTTACTGCTGTAATTGCGGCTGTAATCGCTGCTGCTACACCTGCTGATGTTGTATATTTTACATCATCTGTCCCAGTGGTAACTTCCGCTGTTGATGCTTTAGAAATAGTCTGATGTATGGTTGTATCAGCGTCGTGGGCGTTGTGTGCGTCTTCTAACAACTGCAAATCAGATTTAAGAGTTGCAGACTGTGGTTTATTAGCTAATGAATAGTTCTGGTCTGGAAATGATGTGGCTACTTGATGACTCATTTATTTGACTTTTAAAAATTAAAGTTATATAATAAATTATAATTATTTATTCTCAATATATGTCTGAAGAATGGAATTCTTATATGCGTGAGTATATGAAAAAACCTGAAGCAAAACTCAAACAGAAAATTAGATACAGAAAATGGTATGATAAAAACAAGCAGAAAATACTTAACAACCCAAACCGTAAAGAATACCAACTTAAATGGAGAAAAAGTAACTACACGAAGAGGTCCGCTCACTGGATTGTAGCTAGAGCTGTAAAAGCTGGGATTATCATTCCTCCAAAAAAATGTTCTGTCTGTGAAAATATTTGTGTTATTCATGCTCATCATATGGATTATTCAAAACCTTTAGAAGTGAAGTGGGTATGCGCTTCTTGCCATAAAAAACTTCACATAGCATTATTGGTCACTTAAATTTTTGCTTTGGTCTAAAGTTATAGGCCAAACCATAAATAGTTACGTCGTTAATTGAACTCCAACTTATTTTAAACTGAATACCTTTAGGCTTGTCTGAGTTTTCTATGTCTATAAAAGAATCTCCTAGTATTTCGTCAGAGAATCCATACCCTTCACTGAATACCCCGACAGAACCGTCATCATAAGTCATATCTAGCTCGCTTGCTGAAAACATTACTTGATAATCTGTCCAAGACCCATAAGGAGCGAACCGATAACTAAAGGTGACTGTTAAATCTTGGTCAACTTTTAAATTAGCAAACAACTTTTTGTATCTTTTAACGTAGAACGGTAGATTCTCAGTAAAGAACTTAGTAACTGCGTAACAGTATTGCGCTTCACCGTCTAATCCCTGAATGAAGTAAGGCTCTCTGTAATCGTTTACAAAAGCGAATAAGTCATTGTCGTATGTTGCTGGACTACCTGATGTTGTTTCTGGTCTTGAATCCCCTACGTATAGCGTAATGTCACGTCCATAATCGAAGATAGCGTCTTCAATTCCATAACACCCATAATATCTAGTGTTTCTAGTAATAACATAAGGTTGATAAGGGTCGTCTCTAAGTTTGCTCAAATCAAACACATATTCTTGTGCGTTGTAATCAGCTGACACATCAGCGTTAGGGATAGAAATCCTGTACTTATCGTTATAATAAGCAGCACAGAAAAGATTTTCTTTCACTGAGTTATTCCTTCCAATGATTGTAATATTACCAGATATATTTCTTATAACTCCACTGACGTACTCAGACACTAAATCACCCCAAGAACCAAATATGACAGAGTGTTTAGTCGTGCAGATAGTGTGATGAGAAGAACACTTAGCCGAACCAATAAAATTAACTCCTACCATTCCAGAAGTAATGTCGTCTAATTCATATACTCCACCTTCCTTGAAGCAAAGCAAAGACCCTTGAGGAGTTAGGGCTAACCCTACCAGTGCTTGACCAGCGTTAGGGTCAATGTACTGCCAAGAATCAACACCGACAACTAAAGGAGAGTTAATTTCGCTCCACCAAATGAGTGACTTAGAATTAACTGTGTAAAGCAAACGATTCCTTCCTGAGTTAAAGACTATATCAGGTATATCTCCTCCGTAAATTAAGTCTGTCTTATTTGTCCAAGTAATACCGTCGCTTGAGTACATTACGACTTGACCATTAGCAAAGACACAAATGTCATTTAAAGTACAAAATGTAGGGTGCTTTTGGGTAAGACTAACAGTAGCAGCAGGAGAACCAGTAGCAGGTAACGTACAAGCCACCCAATCCTCTCCCCCATCTATAGCGTATTCTAGTACGTCTTTGCGTTGTCTTATCGTGTTTAAAGTACCATCTGATTTTTTAAACGCATATACACCCCAATAAGGGCCAGGATTGTTTCCGTTATCCCACCTAGCAAATCCTGGAGCTGATTTCAATACACCTTCATCAACAGAAACATTCTCACAGTCACTTAACTCTGAGTCTCGTATTTCGCTTGCCTGTAGTTGGTCGTTTAATCCTAGACCAAAGTCAGCTAAGTTCTTGATTGGAAGTCGTGCTGGTTTAAAGGTCATATAGTGTTGGTGTTATTACTTCTCCTTTAACGCCTAATTGTTGTAGCATATCTCGCTTGGCCTTCTCGTACCACCCTCTGTAGTTTTCAGCAGCGGGGTCTTTTTCATATCCTAAGAATCTGTAAATCCCTCCTAAAATAATTACTCTTGAGAATCTAGCAGGTACGATTGAAACAGTTGTGTCGTCGTCTAGTTCTTCCATAACTTCTACGCCTTGGATTCTTAACGTACCAGTAGAAGCGCCAGGAACAAACAACGTGTCTCCTCTTACGATATAGTCTAAAGGAGTTGAAGGTGTGTCGTTGATATGTTCTTGGTAGTCTTGTTCAGTGATTCTTCTTAGTTGGTAGTAGTCACCGTCTGTTTTGAAGTGGACACCGTCTATTTGTTGGTAGGTTTTAGTAGGTGTAATTGTTTCGCCAGTAACAGTAATCTCTTCGTAAGTATCCCCAACGAAAATCTCAGACGCTACTTCTTGATAAACCTCTCTAATAATATTATTTATCAGAGGGATATTAGTCGTTGAAGTGTCATCTACTTCTTTTTGAATTAAACCTCTATAGTCTGCTCTTGTTGGCATATTTGTTATACATTATTTCTTCCCTAGTTAAAGCCTCTCTCACTCGTCTAATTTGAGCGTTATCAACTCTTTCAGGTTCTCTCCCGTTTAACGCCTTCCAGTTCGCCCTCTGGCGTTCAGCGTCTTCTTTCTGGATTGATTCCATACTGTCGTTGGTTTGTAGCATCCAAGTTCCACAGCGTGGGCATCTTCCTCCTCCTTGATTAACGTGGCAATACTTCGGACATCTATACATATTAGTTTCTTAAACCATTAGCTTTATCAAATTTATAATGACACTTTCCACATAATCTGATATAATCTTCAATCTTTCTACTATATTTATGGTCTATATTTGCCCAGTGATAGCACAGATGGTTTAATTTATCGTTACCGCAATGTTCACATTGTTTCGTTTCCATAATTGCTTTCAGACCTTATCAGGCAAGCGGTCTGAATTGCCTGCCCGATAGGAACAATTAAAATTTATTTTTAATGTTTAACCTTATTCTATTGTATCACACTTACACCGATACCGATTGACGAGCTACGATTACTCCGTGGTCTGCACGGTTAATCGTTACGCCATACAATGAACGAACATTGCAAAGGTCTCCTTGCAAGTCCATATTGTACTCTTCTTCTCTCTGGTCTTTGAAGTTAGCAGCCCAAATAATTGCATCCTTATGAGCATAGATATTTGAGATGATAGGTTGAGCAGGAGAACCAGCAGCAGCAGATGGAACATTGGTCGTCTTATAGACTGGTGAACCCAAGAGCATACGATTCAACTGACCTTTAATCAATGGTTTGTCTTGACCAAAGTCATAAGAAGTAAAGTAATTTCCTGTTAAGTCCATCAAGTCCTTGAAACACCAAGGGTTAAAGAACCAAGCTCTGTCTTCCTCTGGTACATTGTTAGCATCCAATCGTGTCTGCGCTTCTGTCATATCAAGGTTGGTCAATGTTGAACCACCTGAATTAACGGTTGGAACAGTGAAAGAACTTGAAACTGCTAGAATAGCGGTATCAAGAACCTTAGCCACTGCGTAAGCAGCCTTCTTAAATCCAAGCATCTTAGCCGCATATTTTGATTGTGCGTTAAGTTTAACCGAGATTAGGAAAGGATTGCTCTTATAGGTATTTAGAGACAAGGTTGTGTAAGCCTCTGTGTTAGCTTGCAGATTGTCAGACAGTCTCTTGCCTTCTACATAAGTAAAAGGAGTTTGTTCGACAAGGTTATTAGGAATATATACTGTATCTCCACTAGCAGACACAAGACTAGAGAAATCTCTAAAGTGCTTGGCTGCTTGAAGATTCGCATCACGGTGTTCGTTGATGAAATCAGCCCATTTCTTGTCAATCAGTTGAGCCTGAGAGACGGCTGTATTTACGTTAGTTACGCTTGAAATATGTTTGGTTATCCTATTGTTTATCTATCCGAGTTGGATAGTTAAACTAATAGAATTTATTAGTTAATTATACCATACTTTATTACCAAACACATAAATTTATACTACCCGAAACTTTTTGCCATTCTGTCGAACTCATCGAGTTCTGCTTTTACAGAAGGGTCAACTTTAGGTGTTTCAGGGGTAGCTGTGTTAGGTAATTGATTAGGGGGAACATTCTTAGGCTTCTCTTCGGTTTGAAAATTCATTTCTCTAAAAAGCCTAGCGAGTACAGCGTTATCAGCGTCTTCTAATGTTCTGCCAGTTGTTTCCATCTCATCTTTTACTAAGTCAACTCTGTCTTTAAAGGCAGGGTCTGTTAGTAGTTTATTATTGATGAGCGTTGTGGCCTCGACGTTTAGAAACCTTTTAACTGTATCGTCTTCTTGCACAGGTTCTTGGTATTGTGGTCTTTGAAGTTGAGCTTCTGCCGCTTTTCGGCGTTCTCTCTCCTTCTGTAGCGCAATTCTCAAGTTAGCCTGCACATCGGGAACTGTGTTTTCTACGACTTCACTGTCGGTAGTTTCCTGCTCGTTTTCTTCCGGGGACGATTCGGTAGTGGTTTCGGCTTCCACTGTTACGTCTTGTTCATATTCCATAGATTTATACACCTGTTTAACGAGGATTTGGCGACCTCGGTTTAGAATTAACTTGTTTTAGGTACTCCCTTTCGTTCAGTTCAAATTGTTCTGGCATATCTCCATTGGAGTACATTGTTTTTATCCTTAAATCTCTCTTTAGCCTCATCTTCATTAGTTCTTTTTCCAGTTCTTGTTCGAGGCTCATTTGTTTTCTTTAAATAATTGCTCTAGTTTAGTCTTTAACCATTCATATTCTTGACGTTTAGCGACAATCTTATGCGCTGTGTGTAGCATATCTTCATCAGTAGCACAGTTACACAACTGAATAATCAATGGCTCTAAGTCTGATTGCTCTTCAATTAGGTCTTCAATTTGTTGTTTCATTGTGGTTGTTCGTTAGTTCCTTGTCCTACTTCTAACCCTCCTGCGTGTGGGGGGACTGGCCCACCTACTATTGCTGTGTGGTCGTTGAGATGTTGCACCAACATTTGTAGTTCTTGCACCTTTCTTTCATCTAGTCCTTGCATATCTTGACCCATTTGCTCTTGGCCCATCTGTTCTTGAGGTTGCTGTTGACCTTGCATCGCTGATAGTTCTTGCTCTCTAACTTTAATCTCAGCTTGATGGAGAGGGATATGAATCTTAGGCGTATCAGTCGGGAGAACTCTAGCGATTAGAGGGTTAGCGTTCTCTTCTTTAGCGTGTGCCATATCAGCCATTTGGTTCTGGACACTGCCTTCTTCACGTTCCTTAAGTGAAGGTAGGAAGTTTTCTGTGTCTCTAATAAGCACACCATCTTCTAGTAGTCGCTCCCAGATAGCTTCCTTGTTGATTGGTGTTGGGTTAGGTGACTTCTCTTCCATATAAACTTGATTCAATAAGAGCGTCCACTTCTGGAGTTCAGCTTGTTGAGAGGCCAGCATTGTTGAGCCTGCTACTACGATAACGTCTTTAATAGCTTCTATGTCTTTGAACTTAATGTTCTTTTCCATTAACTTGCCTTTCTTTCCAACTACTCTAAAGATAGTCTTTGGGTTCTCAGCTAGGAACTGATGATTCATCCATAGGGCGTACTTACCCATTGGCTCTAGGACTTGCTTCTCGAAGTTATCCATTATCATTGAAATACGAGCGTTTGATTCTTGGGTTTTGATTTGAATCTCTCCTAATGTTTTAGAACCTTTTAATTGGTCTGCTCCTGTTTGGAAGTCTGTAATAGCTGATACGTTTTGTTTAGTCCTAGTAAGGTAGTCGTTCATATACTGCACACCGTTCATATTAGGTGAAGGTGTAGTCATCACTGCCACTGTTTGACCTAAGACTTTAACAGGGATTAGCTTCCTTGGGCCATAGCCAATTGAATCAGGCTTCATTAGATTAGCAGGTACATATTCCATTGGTCTTGAGATGTCTGTGTAAAGAGCTTCAAGCGCCATATTGAATAAGTCCTCTTCTCCATCTAAGATACCTGTAACTGGTTCAATGATACCCACCCCATAGAACTTTCCTAACCTATCGACTGGTCTGAAGATTCCCATTGGTGCGAACTTTCTATCTAAAGTATTCTCTTCTGTCTTTAACACTGAAGGATTTCCGTCATAAGTACCTAGAGTACACACATAATACTCATAATATCCTGTGTCGTTTAGTACACGAATATACAGCGTTGCTACTTCCACGTCTGTTTCTTCTGCTTCTCGGTTCTCTTGTTGAGTTGATATGCCTTCCTTTTGATTCATTCGCTCCTTGAACTCGTCTGTGTTTCTGATTGAATAGGTGAGCTGTTTAACGTCAAATCCTTGTGCCTTTAATAGTTTGATTGATGCTCTTGTCTTAAACCCGATAACTCTACAGTCTGCTACCTCTTCTGATTCAACTGACCAAATAAGGTCGGAAGGTTTGACCGCTTCATAGGTATAGTTAGATATGACATCTTCTGCGTCCTTAACGACGGTCTTAGCATACTGTTGTAAGAGTGGGTTCTGGACTTCGATACCCATTATCTCTTTAGTACGTTTCTTGTATTTGTTAGTTTCTATCTTCCAGCCCATTCTCCAACCTGCTAGTCCACAAGTAAGACCCCACCTAGCTACCTTCTTAATCTTTGATTGACAATCTGCTTCTGTCCATTGATAGTCACTAAACTCATCATATACCTCAGCAGCGTTAGCATCTTCTCGCCCTCTAGCTAGGTAACGATACTTAGGTTGTCGAGATAAAAGACGTGGTATAGCATTCTCTACTAAAGCAAAAGCACCTCCTAGGGCAATTTTAGAGGTCGTTTGTGAAGAGATTGATTGTTTTCGTAGTTCGTTGTCATATCTTGATACCAAATTGAGCCACTTCTCTGTGACTGTTTGGAATGCACTCTTGTGCTGGGTGTAGGTGTTGATTGCTATCCTTTCTATTAGTTGTTTGTTCATATTGAATTTAATGCCCAAAGTGGACCATTAGTTAGTGTAAGATTGTTACCGCTACCTGATGTATCTGTTAGTGTAGTCCCTGTTCCTTCTGCCATTAGCCACTCTCCGACTAGTCCTGTCCTATCTACCGTATCATTATAAACCCTAGCCACTTCTGCATCTCCTAATACTCTGCTCCATACTCTCATCTTAGCTATGTTTCCTCTGAATGCTCCAACAGAATAAGACATTGCAGCGAATACTGTACTAGCAAATACAGCTTTATTCGTTGTTCCTGTATTTATCAGTACACCATTCTTATAAATCTTCTGCTCTGTTGAATTACAAGTGAATACAATATGTGTCCATTTGTTTAAATCCATTATTGAAGAGATTGAGTTTGTTCCAGCCCAAACACTATTATAGTTATTGAACGTAACAAGACCATTTCTATCCACCTTTGCCTCATAACCTCCGTTACCATATTTAAACAGTTGTTGAACCGCTGTCCCACCATACCAGTAATACCAAGCTGAGAAAGTTATGAACTCTAAATTATACGCATTAGTGTTTTTAGTAGCGTACGCATTTGATATGTTAAATAAGACGCTGTTATTTTGCGACGTTACTGGTATTCTTCTGCCAGCAGGCACAGTTCTATCTATGGTTATTCCTCTAATCATATTAGTATAATTTAATTATTTTATATCCTTTACCAACGCTAGAACTTCCACCTGCGCTTTTACCTTGTATAACGAGAATCCCTTTCTCCATTAACTCGGAACTTGTTATGTGGTCGTGAGCGCAAATTATTGCTTTAACATTCTGGAAAGGTTTTAACGCTGCCATAAAGTCTTCTTTATCTTCCATTATGTGTGCTTGAGTTCCTATCAGAGAATAATGAGTGACTATTATTGCTGGCTCTGTATGTGCTGCTAGTTCTGTCTGTAGGTATGTTATCGCTGCTGACATATCTGCGGATGTCTCTGATGAATCTATTAAAAATATATTATGACCTGATAGTGTTATCATCCTTGGTAGTGTGTGTTCTACTCCAGCTGCTGTTAGAGCTGTCTCTAAATCTACCCTGACTACTGCATCGTGATTACCCCATACCCAGTGCCAAGGACAATTAAGCTTATTCATCTCCGCTAGGAACGCTGTAACGTCTGACGCATCATCGTGGAAACTGTCACCGTTCACAATCACAAAGGGTAGGTTGTGGCCATTTAACGATTCTATAATATCTGGCAATACATTGGCATAGTCTGTCCCTGCCTGCGACCAATGAATGTCATTTATAAGTCCAAATTGTGTTGGGTTTCTTTTCATTATCTATAGCTTATAGTAGCTGAAACATCGGCTGTGGTTGTGAATCCTACATATAGACCAGTAGCAAAAGCCACATCTAGGATAACCGTCACAGGAACCATAGCTGCTGCTGGTACATAGAAATTAAATATCTTTGGGTCTGCTTCTGTTAGTGAATCATACAGAATGATTGAACCAGCTGTAGCTGCTGCGTCTGTTGGACTGATAGTAATAGCGTGTAAGAATCCTGCTCCTGCTTTTACTTGTGTATCTGCTACACAATAAGCATAAGAGAATCTTTGCTCAGTCTTCATTACGTCATTAACTAGGTCTTCTCCTGCTAGTGCAGTTACTAGAGTGACCTCTACATCTTCTTGAGATAGCGTGACTTGCTGTCCTGCCTTCTCTAATTCATCTTGTGTTTTTGCTGTCATAATTTTAGTAATTAGTTGGTAAATTATATGTAATAAACTCTGGCTCAACGAAGGTAAGCATTAAAGCGTCCATGTGGTCGGGTGAATGATAACCTTTCTTTTTCATTTCAACCTTACCCATAATCTTCATCTTTCCATTCAGTTCCTTTCGGTGTCTGATACTTGTTGCTTCTTCCCAGCCTGTGTGTCTGACTAACTGTCCGCCTTGCTTAATCCATTCTCTTTGTTTCCAATATGCGTAAGCTCTTAAATTGACGTATAGCTCCTTGTCTATGTTAGGTTGGTCTCCTACATTCACTGCGTTTACTCTCACACCACTCAGGCCCATTTCTTGCGCTACGTTAGCTCCTGTACCAAAGTTATCTACTGTTATGTTCTCGGCTTGGATATTAAAGTAACTCATCAATGTTAAAGTCTTTTGTGCGATACTCTTTGAGTCTGATATTCTTTCAGTTGCTAAGACTCTTGCTTTGAAGTTATCTCTTCCTATCCAGATAGTCTTGTCGTTACCTTCACCAGCTGGGTCAATGCCCATCTTAACGTCTCCTATGAATCCATCATCGTCTGTTATATTTAAGTCATTCTCTGTATATAAAGGCACATAGCCTTGTTCGTCCATCATTTCCTCTTTGGGGAATTGTCCTTTCACCCGGATTGCATACTCATCACTATCTTTACCGTGCTTTGAGATGATTCTATCTGTAAATTCTTGGTCAACTATTGGGCTTTCTTCTGAGTTAAACGCTAGTGTATTCCAATGCTCCTTATCCTTGTGGTGGCTATCATAAAAGTATCCTATCAGTCTTGTGGCGTTTGAAATCATTACTACAATAGAACTCTTATCTGTTAGCGCTCCTTCTGCTGTGTTGAAAATCTCTTCTGGAACTCCTGACGCTTCATCTATT